TTTTGTGAAAAGAATGTTAGATATTTGCGGAACAATAACATTATCTCTAAAGAAGTCAGCGATGAAATTAAAAGTAAAGCGAATAAAAGGACTTGTAAAGAACTTGGCCTCGACAAGCCGGTCAACTCTGAAAATTACAAACACAAATATTTTCAAAATCTGTACAAGTTCGTCTACTGGGACTTTATCCAACGACACACACTAGAGCAAGTTCAAGAAATTTTCAATAACCTAAAACAATAACAAAAACAAAAATGGAAGTTCAAGAAGAAAAGAAAATTCATTTTGGAGACATCCTAGAGTATGTGCCAAATGATCGTAAAGAGAGATTCATTCATGATTTAATTCTCTATGTTCCTCACCTAAAAGAAGAGGCTGACAAATTTAGCCATGTGATTCACAATGTTGCTATAGGCACTAATATGAGAAACTATATAGACCTCATGAAAGATGTGGCAATGAAAATATACAATGCGACAGGTGAAGAGAACAGAAAGAGAGAGAATGTAGTCTATAGACAATTAGTTTTTTGGATGATGTATAAAACACTTCCTGTAACATTAGGTGGGATTGGTAGCGAATTTAAAAACAAAAACCACGCAACGGTCCTTTACGGAATCAAAACATTTGAGGATACAATACTAACCTCTTGGAAGGACAGAATGCTAGTACAATACTTTGTTGAGAAAATGGAAGAGCTTGGCTACCCACAACCTAGACAAGCATACAGAGACCTTTACTTTAAACTTAAAATCGAGAAATAAAATGGAGATTACGATTCAAAAACCACACAAGACAGAGTATTACTTTAAAGGAGAAATTACTTTAGATGTGAAGTACGAATACACCCTGGCTAAATCTGTAACTGCGGAAGGAACAATTTACGGAGTGTCTGCTCAACTATCAAAAGACGAGACAGATACAAGTGATTGGAGCGAAACAAAACAAAAGTTTGTTGAGAATATTATCCGAAAACACTACGAGACTTATGGAGCAGAATAGTACCCACAACATAGAGCCTCGCTATGAACTTAAAGACTCCAAGATCTTAACCAAGTTAATGGAGGATCTTAAAAACAGAGAAAAGAAAGGGTTTTTACAGTACGGAACAACAGTTGACCGAACTGACTATGACCACCTAATGTGGTTACAAGAAGCCTACGAGGAGTGCCTTGATATGGCTGTATATTTAAAAAGTGCAATCGAAAAAATAAAGAACAAATGAGATACGGATCAGTATGCTCGGGTATCGAAGCTGCAACAATGGCTTGGCACTCATTAGGATGGAAGCCACAATGGTTTTCTGAAATAGAACCATTCCCATCTGCTGTACTACAGCACCAATACCCAGAAACCCCAAACCTTGGGGACATGACTTTAATTCACTCAAACCCTATATTTAATGAAACAACTATCGATGTTCTCGTTGGAGGAACTCCCTGCCAATCATTCTCAGTTGCAGGTCTCCGAAAAGGAATGGAAGACCCTCGTGGCAACTTGGCCCTTGAATTCTGTCGCATTGCTGACAAAGCAAAACCCCAGTGGATTGTTTGGGAAAATGTCCCTGGCGTCTTGTCAAGTAACGGAGGAAAAGATTTTGGTTCCCTCCTCGGGGCGTTGGGGGAACTCGGGTATGGGTTCGCCTACAGAGTTCTTGACGCTCAACACTTTGGAGTCGCACAAAGACGCAGAAGAGTCTTTCTTATCGGATACCTTGGAGACTGGAGACCTGCCTCAGCGGTTCTATTTGAGTCAGAAAGCCTGTGCAGGGATATTGCGGAGAGCAGAAGTAAGAGGCAAAAAGTTACCCGAGCGATTGAGGGAGGCCCTACTCCACACCGTAAATCAAGCAGAGCAACAACCAAAGACGGATTAGAAACTTGGGTAGAAGATCAGGTGTCAAATACATTGAATTGTTTTGATGTGGGAGACGTTAGATCTACTGTTTCTGTTGTAGAAAACGGATCTTGGTGGGACGGAGGACAAACAGCCGCTAGTTTAACCACTCGTTGCCATGATCAATATATGCCCGATAAAGGGCATTTTTCCGCTGTAATTCAAAAGGACGTTTACGAAAATCACCCAAACGATAGTCGAGTTAAAGAGATGGGTGAAACAAGTAGTACAGTTACATCTCGTTGGGGAACAGGTGGTGGAAACACACCAATAGTTTCTGAAACAAAGTGGTTATCTCCAAATGATTCCGAAACAGTAGGATCTTTATTAGCAAGAGACTACAAGGGAATGGGAAATCAAGACCTAGAAGACGGAAGAGGACTAGTTGTTTCTGACCCACCAGTTGCTGTTGATATGTACAACATGAGCATCAACGAGCAGACTTCTCAAACTCTTTCATCCTCCGCTTCGGATATCAATCACACAGGTGGTACAATTCAGAACGCAAGAGTTCGTAGATTAACTCCTGTGGAGTGCGAGAGACTACAAGGATTCCCCGATAACTTTACAAACATTCCATATAGAAAAAAGGAAGAGTCTCCCGATGGTCCAAGATACAAAGCGTTAGGCAACTCAATGGCTGTTCCTGTGATGGCGTGGATTGGACAAAGAATTCAAGAAGTTACTGATATAATTAACGAACAAAACAATGTCGAAAACAAATAAAAAAATAGTCTCAGCAGTTTTACTTATTGCAATAACTTGCCTAGCATTAAGCTGCACAACAAATAATTACTACCCATTAAGTAAAGAAGATTACCAAATGTTTAAGGCTACTTACATACCAAGGGATACTGTTTATGTAGATCCTATTACTATTGGAACAACAACTGATCCCGAATGAAGACAGTAAATAGTTTAAGCGGAGGGAAGACATCTTCGTACTTAGCGGTTCATTACCCTGCTGACTACAATGTCTTCTCTCTTGTGAGGACCGATGATAAGCGAGTTCTCTTTCCAGACGAGAAGGTAAGACAGATTGTTTCCGACAAGATTGGGAAGGAATTCATTGGGACTCTTGAAGAAGACACAATTGTGTACACAATGTTGGACCTTGAGCAATACATCGGGCAAGAAATAATATGGCTAAGTGAGACAACCTTTGAGAAGGTAATCAAAGTTGCTGGGGGTTACTTGCCAAATGTAACGAGAAGATTTTGCACCTCTAAAATGAAAGTTGAACCTATTGCCCAATGGTGTTATGAGAACACAGAACTTCCTATAGACATGAGAATTGGATTTCGTGCAAACGAGATGAGTCGTGCAAGAACTATGTTGAATAAGGCTGAAGACGGAATAGAAATGTTTAAGTTTAAGGTAGGCGAAAAGAACGGAAGAAAAAAGTGGAAGACATTGCCATACCGAAGTGTCTCGTTCCCCTTGATCGAAGACGGAATATTCAAGGACGCTGTAGAGACTTACTGGAAAGACAAACCTGTTCGTTTTGCTTACAAGAACAATTGCGTAGGTTGTTTCCATCGCAACGAGATTTTCCTCAACCACATGAGCAAGAGGGACGAGAAGCAGTTTGATTGGTTCATGAGAATGGAGCAGGAAAACAACTGCACGTTTAAGAACGGAATCACATACGAAAAGATAAAGAACTACAAGATGCAGTTGGATCTATTTGATGAAGACTTTAACGACTGCGACTCTGGATATTGCGGACTATAAAAAACAAATACGATGAATAAATTTCTAATGGCAGCTGTGATCATAACAGCGATAATAGTATTCCTCTCCTACTTTGGGGGTGATGATAACCAAACTGGATTTCAATCATGACGATTAAACTAAACGAATCTGAAGTTCACTTTTTGAGAACACTTGCCTCCACAAGATCTTTCTTCAGTAGAAAGAAAAATGTGATGGACCAAAAGTTTGCCTCGGACAAGTCGGGGTTTGAAATAGACTTTGACGGATGTCTTTCGGAGTATGCCTTCTGCAAGTGGCACAACATCCATTTCAGTTTGTCTTTTGGAGATGATACGGCAGGTCAACCAGACTGCGTGTATAAGAATTTGACAATAGACATCAAAAGCACTCGCCTTCCAAAAGGGCGTATGATTGTCAAGTTAAACTCTCAACCGATGGATATGTACGTCCTCGCCATAGTGGAGGATGACTACACAATTCGGTTTGCTGGATACTCTCGTTCAGAGGATGTAAAAAAAGAAGAGAACATTCGTAACCTTGGGACAGGAGACTCGTATGTGTTAGAACAAGACCAACTATTAAGATTTAAAGAAAATGCACACAAAAAAAATTAAGAAGACATTCTTCCACGATCAGGAGGAAGGGAAGTTTATGGAAGTCTCTGAATGGGCTAATGGCGCAGGAGTGGATATTGCTATAACCGATGATAAGGGCAGACAATTGATTCCTCTCTCCTATAGAGACGCAAAGAACCTGCGAAGATTAATCCGACATATCCTAAGACCAAATGTTGATTAGAGGCTACTATATCGAGGCTTTGGAGGTCCTAACCAATAGCGGAAACATAAACTTCTTCGACTTAACTCCAACTGAACAACTAGTAAGAACTATGTTCGACATTCGAGACGTAATGTCTATACGTCAAGTGGATGAATTGGTTCCGGAGTATGCTGTAATAGAAATAGGCATGGGAAACCCACGCCTATTCAAATTACCTTACGAGTCTATAAAGTCTATCTTTATGAACCGAGATTCTATCTAGTCCACTCCTTAGGACCACGACAAGACTTCGGAATTATACTAATACCTTTTTTTCTTTTAGGTGTGTTAGTAGACATATTTTTCTTACCACCCTTATCTGGTTTAACCTTATCTCTCCAATCTTTTTGCTTGGGAGTTTCATTGGCAGGAACTCCTTTGTAAGAAATGGTTTTTATAGACTTGTCAACCTTTTGCTTTTTAATCCCCTCGTTAAGACTTTTATTCAACGCTTTTTCTTCTCTTCGAGCCTGTCTCTTTTCTTGACGAGGGTTTTTATCTGTAGACATTCCTGTAATAGGGTTAGTTTTAGAAGTGGTGTACATTTTAGCCATAATTTTATTGTTTTTTATTTCCGTATAAT